GTAGGGGGGGGGCCGGCATACCCTGATCGGGGGCACCCTCTATAGTTGTAGGTAACTCCCCCTCTTACCCGTCGCAAATTTTTCTGCTAAAGTAAGTTATGAACGCAAAGACTGAAGGCTGGTCGCGCTTGGACTCCATGATTGCCGAAGATGGCGAGGAGGGGGTATTGGCGCGGGTGATGACGCGGATAGCGATTGGTGAGAATCCGCAGGACATTGCGTTGAGCATGGGTATGCCGTGGTTGGTGCTGCGGAAGTGGTTGGAGGACAAGCCGGAGAGGATGGATGAGTGGGCGCTGGCGGACAGGTGCTTCGCGGACGGGTTGGCGTATGAAGCGTTGAGGGAGGTACGTGATTGCGGGCTGGAGGAAGTACCGCTGGCTAGGTTGAGGAGTGAGCACTACGACAAGAAGGCTGGGAAGCTGAACCGGGTGAAGTGGGGGGAGCAGAAGCAGGTGGTGGCGCTGGAGGGGCTGACGATGGACCAGGCGTTGGGTGGATTTGCGAGTATGCTGCTGGAGAAGATGAGGGTGGTAGAGACTGTGCCCATGCAGGCAAGCGAGTCGACTACCGAATCTGAAAAAGACCCCTCTGAAAATTTGGCGGCGCAAAAAAATTTGCGGCTGTATCCTGTTGTGATTGACTTGGAAGTTTGATTATGGACAAAAATGCACCGATGACAATCACAGAATGGAAACGCGAGTGGGCAGCGTCGCCGGCCCCACTGTTTCCTCTGCCGCTGAGAGAGCGCATTCGGCTGGCGAAGGAACACGCGGAGCGCCATGAGCAGCGGCAAGATGCACTGTGGTCGCACCAGCGTTTCGCGCTGACCATTGGCGAACTACTCGATGCGGCGGAACGTGGGGCATAACTTATGCTAGAACCCGCCGACATCGCCAAGATGCGGTCATTGCCGATGGGCGATGTAATCAAGTTTTGGGATGCGTTGGAGAAGGAGGGCGCGGCGAGGGGGAGTCTTGACGGGGTTATCAGGGAGTTGTGCCAGAAGGATTTGTTCTACTTGCTGGTAAGGGTGTGCGGGCGAGTTGATATGCTGCATCCGTGGGTGTTTGCGAGGGTTCGGGAAGTTGAAGCGGAGCCGAATGGTCGCGTGGATTTGTGGGCGCGGGGGCATGGGAAGAGCTCCACTATCACTTTCGGCAAGACGATACAGGACATTTTGAATGATCCTGAGATCACGTTCGGGATATTCAGCCATACGAGGCCGATTGCCAAGGCGTTTCTGCGGCAAATCATGCGGGAGTTTGAGGGGAACAAGGTACTGCACAAGGCATTCCCGGATATTCTGTGGGGAATGGATACGCGGCAGAGTCCAAAGTGGTCGGAGGATGATGGCATTATCGTGCGCCGGAAATCGAATCCACCCGAAGCGACGATTGAGGCGTGGGGATTGGTGGATGGACAACCTACCTCAAAGCACTTCAAGGTTTTGCTGTACGATGACATTGTTGTTGAAGGTTCCGTGACGACGCCGGAAATGATCGACAAGACCATGAAGGCGCTTGAGCAGAGTTACAACCTGAGCAACGAGACATTTGTACGTCGGTTCGCCGGAACGCGCTGGCATTTCAACGATGCCTACCGGACGGTGATTGATCGAGGGACGGCGGTTCCGCGTGAGCATCCAGGGACTGTCGATGGGACGGAATACGGCGATCCGGTATTCTGGACGAAGGAATCCATCCTTGAGAAGCGTCGAGACATGGGTCCACACACGTTCGCTGCGCAGATATTGCTGAATCCGAAGGCGGATTCGCTCAAAGGATTCAAGCGAGAGTGGCTACGCTACTACTCAACTGCACCAACAAAGACGAACAACTACATCCTGATTGACGCGGCTTCCAGCAAAAAAAAGGGAAGCGACTACACCGCAATGTGGGTCGTTGGCCTTGGGACGGATGGAAACTACTACGCGCTGGACATTATCAGGGATCGTCTATCGCTGACGGAGCGGACAGAGCGCCTGTTTTTTTTACATCGAAAGTGGAAACCATTGCAGGTTCGCTATGAGAAGTATGGCGCGATGGCGGACATTGAGCATATCGAGACTGAGAAAGAAAAACAGGGATATCGGTTCGACATAACGGAAGTCGGCGGGCAGACAAGTAAGGTCGACAGGATTGGCCGGCTGATCCCGGTATTCGAGCAGGGGAAGTTCTACCTGCCAAAAACGCTGCATGTGACCAACTACGAAAAAGTCACTGTTGATCTGGTGCATACGTTCATCGAACAGGAATACATGCCGTTCCCTGTAGGTGTGCATGATGACATGGCAGATTCCTTGGCGCGACTGCTGGAACCGGATTTGAAGTTGGTCTGGCCGAAGGAAGAGGAAATCCGCGTCCGCCCTGAAGTGCATGTGGTGCATAAAGGGTGGCGATAAATGCCTTTAGTTGACATTTCCGCAGTATGGAATATGATTCCGCGAACCCTTGATAGGTAACGGTTATGGCATCCAAGTCCAAAGAAGTCAAGACAAAAGACGAGTTTGCTACTCTCCGTGAGCGATTCACCCGTGTCGCGGATATGTGGAACGACGACCGGAAGCGGTACAAAGACGACATGCACTTCCTGCACGTCGATCATTGGCCTCCCGGAGTCAGGCTGCAACGGGAAAGCGACCTGACGAATCCGCGCCTATGCCTTGAGATAGATCAACTCTCCCAATACCAGCGGCAGGTTATCAACGATTCAAGACAGAACCGCCCGCAGATCAAAGTCCGACCTGTGGATAGTTTTGCCGACATCGAAACGGCGAAGATTTACGACGGCCTCTGCCGTCATTGGCAGGAAGCCTCAAATGCCGATACCTGCTACGACTTGGCGCTCGAATGCGCTACCGGAGGCGGATTTGGATACTTCCGCATCCTCAAAGACTATCTTCACGACGGAACATTCGATCAGGATTTCCGTTTCGCTCCGATTTCCAATCCGCTGACGGTGTATTTTGGCGAACACATCGAAGTCGATGGGTCGGATGTAAAGGAAGTCTGGATTTGCGAGGAAATACCGAAGGAAGAATACGAGGAACGCTATCCAGGCAAGGAAACAACCTCATGGGAAGGCGAAGGAACAAAATACGGCGACTGGTGCGGCGAGAAAATCCGCGTTGCCGAGTTGTACGAACTGAAGTTGGTTCCGAAAACTATCCACCAGCTTGAAGATGGCACGATTTGTGACGACGACGAATATCAGGCGGCGGTGAAAGAAGGCATCCAAGTCCCGCCGATCATCGCAACGCGGGAAGTCAAGAAAAAGTGCCTGTACTGGTCGAAATTCAACGGTGCGGAGTATCTGGAAGAACCCCGCGAAGAACCAGGCGACCGTATCCCTGTTTTCCCTGTGTGGGCCAATGTCCATAACGTCGACGGCAAGGTAATCCGCCAGTCGATGATCCACAAGTCGAAGGATGCCCAACTCCTTTACGACTACGCTCAGACGGCATTTGCGGAGCGTGTTGGGCAGTCTCCCGAAGCGCCGTGGATTGCCGCCGAGGGGCAAACCGCAGGGTATGAAGATGAATGGGACGGCACTCGGAATGTGCGCGTCCAGCACTACCGCCCTGTCAGTCTTGACGGTAAGACATTGCCCCCACCGCAGCGTCAGAATCCATCGGATGTTCCGGCAGGCTTCGCGCAAGTCATGTCGCAAGCCGAGCATGGGGTGCAAACCTCGCTTGGCATGTACGCGGCGTCGATTGGGAAAAAGGGCAACGCCACAAGCGGAGTGCAGGAACAGGAGCAAGCCCGCAAAGGCGACGTATCCAGTTTCCACTACCACGACAACCTTGCAAGGGCTATCCGATCTGCGGGACGCTACCTTATTTCTGCTGCGCCGAAGGTTCTCGATACGCCTAGGACTGTGCGCATTCTCGGCATTGATGGCGAGGCAAAGAATGTGAAACTCGATCCGTCGCTGCCAAAAGCATCTGTATCGCAAGGGCCGAATCAGATATTCAACATCGGCGTCGGCGTCTATGACGTTGTTGTTGATGTCGGCCCGTCCTACCAGACCAGCCGGCAGGTATCCGCCGCTGGAATGCTGGCACTTGCGCAAGCCGATCCTACGATGTGGCAGACGCATGGCGACCTGATTGCAGAAGCCCAGGATTGGCCGGAAGCGCAGCGGTTTGCTGAACGCTCTAAGTTGCTGCTGCCGCCTCCGGTATTGGCTGCGGAAGAAGCGAAGAAAGAATCCTCGCCTGAAGTCGCACAGGTCAAGATGCAGGCCGAGCAGGTTATCGGGCAGAAGGACGAGGCTATCAATGTCGCCGCTGATGAGATTGAACGCTTGCGCCAAGAGAACCAGAAACTCACCGTCGCTGCGCAACAGGCTGGACTGAAAGCGCAACAAGCTGCGCTGGAATCGCAAGCCACTGAAATCAAGGCCGCACAGGATGCGCTGAACCTGAACTACAAGATTGCAGACCTGGAGTTGCAGTTGCAGGAACAGCAAGCCGTGCAGCATGTCAATGAAACGATGCAGGCTACACAGCAACCGGAACCTGCTGAACCTGTGGAGCCAAAAGAGCCTCCATTGGACGTTAATCAACTACTGCAAACTGTTGCATCCATGCAGAGTACGGATACGTCAGTAGTTACCTCACAACTGAGTGCGGCAGTTGATGCGTTGACTCAAGTAGCAGCGTCCATCGCACAACCGAAACACAAGACCGGAAAGGCCGTTAAACAGCCAGATGGAAGTTTTATCATGGAATCTATTGAGGAGACAACCAATGTCATCGCTTAAAGGGCAAGTCGGGGAATTGACTATGGCTGTGCAAATCACTCGTGCATCCACAGGAAAGACAGAAGATGTCACATTAACAAGTGCAATAAACGCTGAACAACTCAAGCAATTACAGGACGCAAACATTATTCCAAAGGAGAAGAGCGATGTCAGTCACTCACAGCACAGCAAGTAAAGACGCCGCTACCAATGCGGTGGTAGATCAACTCGACGGCGCGGGCAGCAAGCTCGTGTTCCGTATCTCGCCGTCCTCGGTTGCCTCTCCTGGCACCGCCGTTGCAACGCTGACCTGTGCCACGCCGGCTTTCGGCGCGTCGTCCTCAGGCACTGCGACAGCGGGCGCTATTGCCAGTGATACCAACGCGACCGGGAACGCCTCTGCCGTTGCTTACGCCACGCTTCAGACCTCCGGCGACGTGATAGCGATCCATTGCGCCGTAGCTGCTTCCGGTTCGGACATTGACATGACGAACGGGCTGACAGTTGCTGCGGGTGATACGGTTTCTTGTTCGAGCCTGACATACGCCGCACTTAGCGCGTAATAGTAGGGAATAGTTGACATGGCCCTGATCTACGCAGATCGCGTCAAGGAAACGTCGACCACCACCGGTACCGGCACCTACACGCTGGCTGGCGCTGTCACGGGTTATGAGGCGTTCTCCGCTGTCGGTAACGCAAATACCTGCTATTACTGCGCGACGGATGGGACGGACTGGGAGGTTGGGTTAGGCACTTACACCGCATCAGGGACGACGCTGGCACGCACGACGATCCTTGCCAGCAGCAATTCCGACGCGGCGGTGAATTGGGCGGCAGGAACGCGAGATGTATTCGTTGCTCTGCCGGCTGTCGCCATCACCGCGCTCACGAACGCTGCGAGCAAGGAAAACGATTTCCGTCTGACGCTGACGACCGGAGTTCCTGTTACGACGGCGGACGTTACCGGGGCCACGACGGTTTACTGCACCCCCTACTGCGGCAACCGCATATCGCTGTATGACGGGGCCAATTGGGTTACGCGAACATCTTCCGAGTTCTCGCTTGCGCTTGGGACTCTCACAGCAAACCGCCCGTATGACGTTTTTTGCTACGACAATGCCGGCACGCCAACGCTCGAATTTCTGGTCTGGAGCAGCGACACCGCGAGGGCCACGGCGCTTGTTTATCAAGATGGCGTATTGGTCAAGAGCGGGGCGACCACGCGGCGTTATCTCGGTACATTCTGGACGACCAGTACCACGCAGACACAGGACGCGATAGCGGGGCGGCATTTGTGGAACTATTACAACCGTGTCCGCAAAGACATGCGGGTCATGGAAGGCACAAACACTTGGACCTACACCACCGCGACAATTCGGCAGGCGCGGGCAACGGCCAGTAATCAACTTGATTTCGTGGTCGGGGTTTCAGAGGATTCGGTACGGGCCGATGTTGCGATTTCGTCCTCCAACTCCAGTGCCAGTGTTGGGCGAACGGTCGGCATTGGCCTTGATTCAACCACCGCGCTTGCTGCGGAGTGTATCGCGCAATCAAGTGCCGCAGGGGCGGGCGCTCGTTCTGGAACCTCCGCTTATTTTGATTCGCTGATTGCGGTAGGACGGCACACGCTGGTTTGGTTGGAGTGGTCCGTTGCCACCGGAACGACGACATGGTACGGCGATAACGGCGGGGCATCCGTGTTCCAAAGTGGCATCATCGGGAGCATTTCATGTTGATTGAACAACTCGACCAGTTAATCCGCGCCGTTTGCCCGATTGACGGGATTGATTCGGCAGGCGGCATCAACTACCGCGCCGAAGCGACGACAGAACAACGCCGGGCCGCACAAACGGTGATGACTGATAACGTCGGCAAACTTGGGCCGGCGAGTCCTCGCGCAGAGGCAATCAAGCAGCGGCTGGCCCAGATTGATACAGACTCCATTCGTGCGCTCAGAGCCAAGGGGACCGGCAGCGGCAAGGCAGCGGATGACGCACGATTGAAGGAGCTCGACGACGAGGCCGCTACGCTGCGGGCGGAACTGGCAGAACGGTAAGCCATGATTAGCGGATACCCGATATCCGCCGCGCCGATCAGCGCGAGTGGATCGCAAGAACACTTAACTGCCGGCGCTCTCACGGGGCAGGGTTCAACGGTTGCCGGGTCGGCAACGAGAACACGGGTTCATGCCACTTCGGGCGCGTTGATCGGGCCGGGTTCTGCTGTAACCGGAGCCACTAGCAGCGCGACAGAAAGACCGTCCGCTGGTGCGCTAATCGGGCAGGGGTCGGTTGTTGCCGGTTCGGCAGCGCATATAGCGAAGCATGCAACAACGGGCGATCTAGTTGGGCCTGGTTCGGTAATAACTGGTTCTGTTGCGCGAACGAGGCAGCATGAAACCGATGGGGCGCTCGCAGGGGCAGGCGCTACCGTTGCAGGAACTGCGGCCCATATCGCCAAGCATGCAACGAGTGGGATTCTGTCCGGGGCCGGATCGACAGTCACTGGAGCGACATCAAGCGCGACCACAAGGCCATCATCCGGCGTTCTGATCGGTGCAGGATCAGCAGTCTCTGGCGTTTCTGCACGAACCAGGATACATGCCACTGACGGCGCACTAGTCGGGGCTGGCTCTGTTGTTGATGGATCAGCAAGCAGCGCAACGACTAGGACATCATCTGGCGCGCTGGTAGGCGCTGGCTCGACCGTAGCAGGAACCGCTGCACATGTTGCGAAACACACGACAAGCGGGGCGCTGATCGGCCAAGGCGCGGTTGTTGTCGGTGCTATAGCCCGGACAAGGATTCACGCCGCAACCGGAGCGATCATCGGCGCAGGGTCTGCGGTTGATGGGACGGCGGCGCATATCGCTATCCATGCGGCAACCGGTGCGCTGATTGCTGCCGGATCGGTAGTTGAAGGAACTTCTGCGCGGTATCGGGCGCACGTTACCAGCGGAGTACTTGCGGGGCAGGGGTCTACCGTAACCGGAACTAGCGCGGTCATCCGCACACATGCAACCGATGGCGTTCTGATTGGTCAAGGGTCAGTTATTGTTGGGCAAGCGGACAAGAGTGGTGCAGTTACTCACGATACAAGTGGTGCACTTTCTGGGTCTGGATCGGTTGTTGCTGGAACTTCAGCGCATGTTGCAATACATGCAACCAGTGGTGTTTTGATTGGTCAAGGATCAATTGTAGTAGGAGTAGCACGAGGGCCGTCTATAGTAGTAGAAAGTGGAGGATGGGAAAATCTACCGCATCCAAAGCGCAAAACAAAAGAAGATGTCAGGCAAGAACGAATAAAACTTGGGATATTTCCTCCTGACGTTGCCAAAGTTGTTGTTGATGCAGTATCAAAAGTTGTTGAAACTCGCACGATTGCTAATCCAGAAATTGATCTGGCAAGAGCGGAACAGGAAGTCAGGGCTGAATTATCGTTAATCAAGAAAAAATGGAGTAGTGATTACATTCAGCTTCTATCTATAGAATATGCAAGGATCGAGCAAGAAAGTGAAGATGCACAAATCGCAATGTTGCTTTTTGATATGTAACACCACTCACATGAGGAAACCAAAATGTCCGAAGAAGCCGTAGTCGACGTACCCGTTGCACCTGTTGCCGCCGTAACCGAGGCTCCTACTGCCGCAGAAGCGCCTGCCCCTGTCGAGCCTCAAGAGCCAAAACCGGCACCGACCGCAGAAGAATTGCAGAAGAAGTTCGACCGTGACGCGGCTATGCAACGCCGCAGGTACGAGAAGGATTTGCAAGCGGAACGGGAAGCCCGTATCCGGCTTGAGGAGCGTTTGGCGCAACACGCTCCAGCACGTCCGGCAGACCCAGGAATGCCGACTATTGACAAGTTCGATAATTTCGATGATTATGTGACTGCGAAAGCAGAATACATCGCATCGAAGAAGATCGAATCCACTCTTTCCGAACACGAAAAGAGGCAAGCAGCAGAAAAAGCGCAGGCGGCGCAGGAACAAACCGTCGAAGGCTGGAACAAGCGGGTAGCCGCCGCCGACATACCGGACTTCCACGATGTTGTGGCAGCGTCCGATGTGCCGATGACAAGTGTCATGCAGCAAGCGATTATGGAAAGCGAGAACGGGCCGAAACTGGCGTATCACCTAGCCACGAATCCCGCAGACGCCGAACGAATCGCTGGAATGACGCCCATAGGGGCGGTACGCGCACTCACGCTAATTGAGGAAGGCTTGAAGAAGCCTGTAGCAGTATCAAAAGCTACGCCACCCATTACGCCGGTTGGCTCGAAAGCTACGTCGATCAAGTCCTTGTTGGACGTGAAAGACTACGACGAGTTCAGCAAGCGACGGGCGGCTCAAATCGCCAAACGGCGATAACCTCATATTAGGAGCATCTCATGTCAAACGTTTTTGTTGTAACCGATCTGGTTGCCAAGGAATCGCTGCGCATCGCGCACGAAAAGGCCCAGTTCATCGGCACCGTGGATCGTCAATACGATTCGTCTTTCACCTATGATCCGGGTCGCGGCGCTCATGGTCAAACCCTGCGCGTTAAGTCCCCGAACATGTATACCCGCCGCACGGGTTCCCGCGTCATGGCCGTTCAAGATCAGGCCGAAGCCTCGCAGACCATCACCGTCGCAACGCAGGACGGCGTTGATATGCGCTTCAACTCGGCTGAACTGATCCAGTCCGTCGACTCCGATGGTGCTTTCGATGAACTGTCGCGCAAGTACATCCAGCCGGCTATTTCTTCGCTGGTGTCCGGCATCGAAGCCGATTTCCTCGCCTACGCGACCAAAGCGACCTACAACTGCGCTGGTACTGCCGGCACCCCGTTGGCTGACCTAGCTGCCGTCGGTGCGGCACGTGCCAAGCTGAATCAAGGTCTGGCTCCGAAGGATGGCAGTCGCTTCATTCAGTGCGACTCCGTGACGATGGGCGGCATGGTCAATGGTCTGAAGGGTCTGTTCCAAGATTCCTCGCAAATCAAGGAACAGTACCGCGAGGGCATGATTGGTCGCACCGCAATGGCCGACTGGTACGAAAACGACCGTATGTGGACGCTCACCAATGGTTCCGACGTAACCTGCACGATGGCTGCTGCTGCTGCTGTGGTTGATGGTGGCAATGTGATGACGATGGCTTCCCTCGCAGCAGCTCCTGCTACCGGCGCGGTATTCACCGTTCCAGGCATCTATGCTTGCCACCCGGAAACGAAGGCATCGCTCGGCGTTCTCCAACAGTTCGTTGTGACTGCTGGTACGACTGCGATCCAGACCGTTTCTCCGACTATCTACCTGACTGGCCCCCGTCAAAACCTGTGCTCCGCTGCTGGCGCGCAACTGACCACGGCGGACTTCGATGGCACGGGTATCGTTCCGGTGTTTGTCGGCGCGGCTTCTACCAGCTACGTTCAGAACCTCATGTATCACAAAGAGGCTTTCCAGTTCGTGACTGCCGACCTGCCTATCCTTGACGACGCGCAGAAATGCGTTCGAGTCAACAAGGATGGTCTGAGTCTGCGTTGCTGGATGGGTTCGGACATTCGCAATGACGAACTCCTGTTGCGCGTCGACATTCTGTACGGAATGGCTGCTCTCCGTCCGGCATGGGCCTCCCGCATCATCGGCGCGGCTAATTCCTAACCCATAGGGGCGGTGAAAGCCGCCCCATTCAAACACTGAAAGGAAAACATCATGGCTTCATACGAAAACGTTGACTACGGTAGCACCGATGGCTGCATCATCGGAAAAACCGCTGCCAACAAGGTCGGTTTCTACGGTGCAACTCCTGTTGTTCAACGTGCCACGGCTACGACCCATACCACAACTAACGTGGTTACGTCCGCGTCTTTCGGTACGCTGCAAGTCGCCCAGGTTCAGGAAATTATGAACACACTGGCCGGCTTGGGTCTTTGGGCTTCCTAATGCCCTCTCGGTCGCTCTTGCATATCGGTTGCGGGAGCGACCAACTCCCTGCCTGGTTGGGGATGTTTGACGAAACCAGGCTAGACATCAATCCAGCCAACAATCCCGATATTGTGCGAGACATGCGGGATTTGACCGGGTTAAGCGGGTATGACGCCATCTATTGCAGCCATGCCCTTGAACACCTTTCCCCGCATGAAGTTGTGCCGGCGCTGATCGGGTTCCGTGCTTCCCTGAATACCGATGGCGTGGCCATCGTTTTTGTCCCCGACCTTGAAGGTGTGAGCGCAACGGATGAAGTATTATTCGTATCGCCTGCCGGCCCGATCTGTGGTCTTGACCTGATCTACGGCTATCGTCCAGCATTGGCTGAAAACCCGTACATGGCGCACAAGACTGGATTTACGGCGGAAACACTCGATCAAGCGATGATCGAAGCTGGATTCCGCAAGGTGAAAGTTGATCGTCTGTCCGACTATGCCCTGATGGGGGCTGGAGTGAAATGAAAAAGACAAAAGTTGTCCTCTGCGTTCCCACGTTGACCAGACCGTATCAGCAGACGCTTGATGCAATCGCTGGATCGGTTGAAGCACTGACCGAGGCCGGATTCGATCATTACCTTGTATCTGAGATAGGTTGTCCGTATATCAGCGCAGCGCGGGCAACGATGCTCCGAAAAGCTTTGGATGTGAAAGCCGATGTAATCGTGTTCATTGACCACGATGTTTCATGGCGTCCTGATGATCTGGTAAAGCTGATTCAGACCGAAGGCGACGTGGTTGCAGGCTTGTACCGATTCAAGACGCCTGAAGAAGTCCGCTACATGGGAGTTTTGGACGATGATAAAGACGGATTTCCGAAGGTACGGGATGACGGCGCAATCAAGGCCACATTAGTCCCTGCTGGATTCCTGAAAGTCACGCGCAACGCAATCAATCGGTTTATGGTGGCTTACCCGCATCTGATGTTTGGAGAAGCGTCTAATCCGTCTGTCGACCTATTCAATCACGGCGCACACAAAGGCGCTTGGTGGGGTGAGGATTACTCATTCTGCCGCAACTGGACAGATGCAGGTGGTGAGATTTGGATTGTCCCCGACCTGAAATTGACGCATCATTCAAAAGACGAATCTTTTGAAGGAAACTATCACGAATTTTTGCTGCATCAACCTGGAGGCTCAAAATGTCGAAGCTAATGTACTCGGAACTTGGTGGGTTCGCTTACTTCAAAGAAGGCGGCGCTCCTGCTGGATGGGTCGATGGCGAGCCTGTTCGCAAGGCATTACAGGATGCCAAGGCGGGTGTTGCAAAACCCGTCGAAACGGTTACAATCCAAACTGTAGCACCACAGGACTCCGTTGAAAAACGCCGCCCTGGTCGCCTTCCCAAAATCGCAGAAGAGATTTGAGATGAACGATCATGGCTACATCGCAAACCATCATTGACCGAGCCGCCAGACTCGTAGGCGGCGTAAGTTCCGGCGAGTCCTGTACCGCCGATGAATCGGCAGATGGTCTGATCGCACTCAATGCCATGCTGGAGTCGTGGCAGATCGAAAAGCTGGACGTATATGCTTTTGTCGATACCGCGTACTCTCTGGTAGCCGCGACGAGTTCCTACACCGTAGGGCCGACTGGAAACTTCAACCTTACTCCGCGCCCCCACAAGATCGAGGAATGCTTCGTTCGGTACGCTGGTATTGATTCACCTGTCGAATTGCTGACAGCGGAACAGTGGTTCGCGCTTCCGAGCAAGACTGACACGGCGACGTATCCAGACCGCGCATATTATGAACCGACGCTTCCAACTGGAACGCTGAAGGTCTATCCAGTTCCAAATGCCGTCAGTTCGCTCCATATCGTGACGTGGCAAGTTGTTTCATCGCTGGCCGCGCTCTCCACGTCGATTGCGCTTCCTCCCGGCTACGAACGTGCGCTGGCGTACAACCTCGCTATCGAATGGGCTGGCCCTGAGTTCAGCCTGTCTCCGAGCGATGACGTTCGGAGGATCGCTCAAGACTCGATGGCGGCTATTAAACGCGCCAATCATCGCCCTGTATCGAATCACTCCCCGATGGGCGCGGTATGGGCTGGCTCACGTTCGCGGATTCTGACGGGGCCGTAAATGAGGCTTCCTCTGACCTCTGACATTGATTCGCGTGACGGCGTGTCCGCGAAGGACGAGCGCCTGACGAATATGCTTGGCGAGGATGATGAGGGGATTCAGCTTACCGTCTTGCGCCCCGGCTTGGCGACCATCGCAACCGCATCCGGTGCAGGTGGTGGTGCGGTAAATTTCAACGATGTCCTGATTAGCGTGTATGGGACAACGCTTGGCTTCGGCCCTACGCCTTCGACTATCGGAACGGTGGTCGCGGGGTCGTATGACTTCTGCGCGAGTCCGCTATGAGATTACCTGTCGTACCTCAGATCAGCACCAAGGACGGCGTTTCCAATAAAAACGCTCGCCTGACGAACTGCCTCAAGGAATCGAAGAAGGGCGGAGATAAGGCTGTTGTCAGACCGGGGCTGGTGCTGGACGATACCTATTCAGGAATAGGTAATGGACTGATTCCGTTTGATGGGCGATTGCTGACAATCTATGACGACACCGTTTATGACACGGAAGCGGATTCATTGCCGTGGCCATTGGACTCGGCAGATTGGGCGGCTGGCACGACATACTATTACGGGGATTTTGTTTGGTATAACGGTATGGGGTGGTTTTCTGGATTTGATTCAAACGTAGGGAATACGCCCGGATCATCTGCCCAATGGTCAACAAGCGTTATTCAAGACACCTATGCCGCAGGAACAACCTACGGGCTTGGGGATAGTGTTGTTTATAAGGGCGTAACGTACTACTCCTATCGAACAGCCAATGTAGGAAATACGCCAAACACTAGTGATTTTTGGGAAACCACTCCGCCGCCGTATTCGTATCGGTGGACGTGGGCACCTGCACCGGGTAACAACTGTATCAGTCCGGGGGCTTCGTCGGTATCCGGCGAGGCATTCGGAAGTGCTGATTCCGCTCTTGCGGATTACGTTATCCGGCTTAACGCAAGCTCCACCTGTACCAATAGCGGGAACCTTGTTTACACGATGACCGGGGGGCTTGTATGCACTGTCCAGATAACTCCGCCGTATGACTATGGCTGTTCCTATCCCACGTTCTTTACCCTGACCCCCGTCTAGCATGTATGACTACGTTATATCTTCGGACATGACCCAACTTTTCCTAAAGACGAAAACGGCCGGCTATTACATGACGCTAAACGCGAACCAAGCCCTGTATTCGCAACTGTTCAGCAATGCCGCGTGGGTCAAGACCAACATTACTCTGACGGCGACACAGACTGATCCAAGCGCCGGAACCGAAGCCTTCACGCTCACGGCTGGCGCGGCGAACGCGACCATGCTGCAATCCGTCGCCCTGACCGGAACTCTGAACCGTACCTTCAGCATTTACCTCAAGCGCAAGACCGGAACTGGAGACATCTCGATTACGGTCGACGGCGCAACGTACAGCGTCGAAACCACAAGCGGCGCATGGGCGCGCTTCGATACCACTCTGACCGCTTCCGGCACCGTGACGTGCGGCGTCAAGATCGCCACCAGCGGCGATGAAGTGTATGCAGCTTGGGCGCAGCTTGAGGACGGACTGGCAACGACCTACGCCACCAACACCGCGAACCGCTACACGGTGACGCAGATCACGGACGCAGACTATCCGAGCAATACCACACGGGGTTGCGCCTTTCTTGACGGGCGATTCTTCGTTATGAACGTGGCCGGCGAAATCTACCAGTCGGCGCTTGAGAATGCCGCTTCATGGGCCGCACTCGAATTCATCGGTACGCAGATCGAACCGGATCAGGGCGTCTATCTCGCCAAGCACAACAACTACCTTGCCGCCTACAAGCAGTACAGCACCGAGTTCTTCTACGATGCAGCGAATGCAACAGGCTCGATTCTCGCCCCCGTCCAGAATGCCGCATTCAAGATCGGATGTGCTTCGGATGCTTCTGTCAAAGAAATGGCCGGAACTGTCGTATGGATGGGTCAAACAAAGGATGGATTCGGGAGAGGAATCTTCCGCCTTCAGGGAATGTCCCCCGAGAAAATCTCCACTCCGCAGGTCGACAAGATACTGAACGCCGACTCTCTGGCGACCGTCTATTCGTGGTCAGCCAATGTCGGTTCGCATCTGCTCTACGGCCTGACGCTCGTAACCACTGGCGTCACGCTGGTCTATGACTTTACGACGCAACTGTGGTCGTTCTTCACCTACCTGACTTCGAGCGGAGTCACAAAGACAGTTACAGCGGTCACAGCAGCCGGTGTAGCGACTTCTGCGGCTCATGGGTACTCAGATGGCGACATTACCCTGATCGCCGCTACAAACGCCGATTTCAACGGCTGGCATGTGGTTACGGACGTGACGACCAATACATTCCAGTTGCAGGCGACGGGAACGGTGTTCAGCGGGTCAGGAACCTCGGTCAAGCATACGGAGGCTTACTTCCCTGTGATTGCCTCGACTAGCGCCAATGGCAAGCAGTACATGCAGCACGCTACGTCAGGGGCGCTGTATGAATTCTCGCAGTCGACATACATTGACGCTATTGGAGCGATTGCTGCGCGAATCAGGACGCCAAAGATGGATGATGCTTCGACTCGGTACAAGACGATGCCATCTGCGGAACTGATCGGGGATAAGGTTTCGTCGGTGGCGGTAATGAGGTATTCTGATGATGACTATGTGACTTATACCGGATTCCGGCCTGTTGATTTATCCTCGCCGACTTCCGATATTCGTCGGCTTGGGAAGTTTCGCCGTAGGTCATTTGAAATTTTGCATGTCAAGAACGCACTGTTGCGGCTTGAGGCTATCGAAGTGGAAGGGAGATAATCATGGGAAGCAAAGCGTGGGATGATGCGATAAATGGTGGGGCGAAAGATGTTACCCGCCAAAGCCTTTTGAACGAAATCAAAGGACTGTATGACTCGTCTTATGGATATCAAACTACCGCAGGAAATTTGCCAACAGGGCTTGGATTTGATGTCGACAGGAACAGAGAACTTAATAATGCCGCAATTACCGCATCGCATCAAGCTGGAAAACTAAAGCAACTACTTGGCCTAATCGATCAAGGTGGCGGCTCATCGTCAAACCCATTCGACACTGGCGGAAGCGGCAGCGGCGGTTCCGGCGCTCCGACTGTCAACACGTCAAACCGCTTTGAAGCTGGACTTTCCGACGCTGAACTGCGCCTCAAGAATCTACTAGACAATCCTGACTCCATCCAACAAACAGCCGCGTACAAGTTCCGCGTTGGTCAAGGCCAAGAGGCCTTGCAACGGCAACTTGCCGCGAAAGGAATGCTCAATTCTGGAAACAGGCTCATGGAACTGACAAAGTACGGGCAGGACATGGCTTCGCAGGAATACGATAACCAGTACGGTCGGCTTGGCAATCTGCTCGGAAACTACTCGCAATCGTGGATTGGCGACAAAAACGCGAATACCAATTTGTTCAACGCGCAGGCAAATGCGTGGAATCAGGCGCAGGCTAATGCTGATCGTACAAAGCTTGCATGGGCAGAATTCAACAAGCCGCAGTATGCGACTGTTCGCGGCACAGGTGGTTCAAGTTATTCACCAATTGGTTCTCCAATGGGGTCGCCAATGGGCGGTAGCATTGAAAGCAGTTCAGCATGGATTAACAGGCCGCAGACTGTTGATAATAGAGGTTATTTCAACAATATGCCAGAAGCCGGCACTTGGATGAAAATTTAAGGAATAATCATGGGCTACTACATCGACCAACTTGCTGAACAGGATCGCCAACGCAAACTTGCGGAGTTGCTTGCGATGCAAGGCGAGGACTTCACGGTTGCGCAAGATCAGAACAGTAATGGACTTATGACACAACAAGATGCTGACGCCGCAAGAGCATACGCAAAACGAGTTATGGATGTTGGCGGAGTAGATGAACATGGTAGACCAACGTCTACATATATAAGTCCGCAGCAGAATCAGCAGTTTCTATCCGCGCTTGCCGACCCAAACAACACGATACGCACGGCAGGGTTTGACCCTTCCACGTTCAACAGTGAGAGGGCGAACCCTAACGCCTACATGCCGCCTCCTGCTCCACCGCAAGTTGAGCAAGCTCCGATGAACATGATTCGGAACAACACCACTGGACGGGTGTTTGCTCCTGAAACCATGAGCGGCCAGCCTAGTCAATCGCAGCAAGCGGGGCCTGGTCTTGACTATTCATCGCCTATCGAAATCGTCGGCTACGGAAAGGGGTACAGGCTCAAGGGTGATGGCACTCGTGTAGTGTTGAGCGATGGGCGCATTGTTGATCTTGGCAGGGATACGGAAGCGGAACGCAAGCGCGAAAAAGAGAACCTTGCGTTGGATGCGCAGAGGGCGAACATCGCGCAGACAAATCTTGAAAACAAAATCAAGCAAACCGCACTCGATGAAGATGCTTCCCTGAAAGCAGGCAATGCCATGACCGCAAAGCAGTACGAGCGCATTCATGGAAAGATTCCTGGTGGGTTTGAAATCTACCGCACTGAAACCGGAGAGACTGATATTCGCCCGGTGCAAGGTGGTAAGCAATATCTTGAACTTCAGGACAGAGTGCACAAGTTTGATTCATCCAGTAAAGGGATGGATGAATACGGGGCGCAATTGGACAAACTTATGAAGCATCCTGGTAGGGAGTCTGCTACTGGATTCAGTTCAATCACGAACCCGTTGGCATTTCCTGGAGGCGATGCAAAAGACTTCTTAAACGAACTTGAAACATTCCAATCGCAAGCATTCCTATCGAACATTGACAAGTTGCGCGGCACAGGCCCATTGTCTAACGTCGAAGGCGAGAAACTTCAAGCGGCAGTCGGTAACTTGAACGTATCTTCAAACGAGGAAACCTTCAAGAAAAACCTGATGGATGTTAAGCGACGTTTCGAGTCCCTGAAAGAAAAAGCGAAAATTGATGCTGATAACGCGAGGGCGGAAATGAAGCGTGAAAAGCCGAAACTTACTTCTGCCGATGGTGAGGCTATTGCGTGGGCAATGAAAAACCCGACAGACCCCCGCGCCGTCGCCATAAAAGCGAGACTAGGAGTACGGTAATGGCCTTCGATCCTGATGCCTATCTGTCAGGCAAAACGTCTGGAGAATTCAATCCAGATGAATACCTTGGAGTAAAGCATGAGCCAATTACAGAGCCTCTTAAAATCGGTGCTGATGCGTTTGGCGATACGGTACGCGAGGAAATGCGTAATCGTGATTGGGCGACTCGCAATATCATCGGCGCGGGGTCTGCTGTCACGTCTGCATGGGAAGGGTTGAAAGGGCTTTTAGGCCAGTCCGATCCATCACAGGTTGCAGCGACAAGGGCAATGGCTCAAGAGGCTCCTGTAGGGCGTATAGCCGGTGAGGTAGCGATGCTTGCGCCTACCCTTGCTATCCCAGGCGCGGCTACTGTTCGTGGTGCTGCTGCAATCGGCGCGGTTACGGGCGGCGTACTGACTCCCGGTGACTTGAAGGAACGAGCTATTGCAGCAGGACTTGGCGCGGCTGGTGGCGCTGCTGGCTCGTACCTTTCTCGCGGAGCAGCGGCAAGGGGTTCATTTGAGCCGTCAGATGCCGTTAAAGCAATGGAACGTGAAGGAATTTCGCTCACTCCCGGAGAGAATATCGGCGGGATCGTTCGTCGCTTCGAGGATCGGCTTACGTCGACTCCGTTCGTTGGCGACATCATTGAAAAGTCTCGCATTCGCGGAATCGAGGATTTCAACAAGGCGGCTTTGCGTAGGGCCGAGATTCCGGGCGTATCCGCTGGCGGAGAGATAGGCCACGAGGGATTGGCGAATGTGCGCCAAGGATTGTCACAGTCTTACGACAATGTTTTGGCGAAATCGAGTGCAAATGCGCTTGAGCCTAAGTTTGTTCAAGACTTGGCTAATCTTCGGTCGATGGTGTCTGGCCTTCCAAAGCAAGAGGCGGAACAGTTTGATCGGATCATTGCGCGTGAAATTGACCAGCGGCTTGCCCCTAATGGGGTTATCTCTGGCGACAACCTGAAGGCGGCACAAGGCGCACTTGGTAATGAAGCAAGGAATTTCGCTACATCCACGGATGCCTATCAACGGCAACTAGGCCAAGCATTGAAGCAGGCCGACGCAGAATTCCGTTCGCTGATCCAGCGGTCAAACCCACAGAATGCGGCTGAACTTGAAGCTATCAACAAAGCCTATGCCAACTTCAAGCGGATTCAAAACGCATCCGGCAGAACTGGAGCAGCGGAAGGCGTATTCACGCCGGCACAGTTGCATCAATCCGTTCGTGTTATGGACAAGACAAAAGACAAGCGCGCCTTCTCTGAGGGGACTGCGCTGATGCAAGATTTGTCGTCAAGTGGTAAGGATGTACTATTGAGCAAAGTCCCTGACTCTGGAACTGCTGGCCGGCTTATGGGTTCATTGAGCAATCCGTGGGCTTTGGCTGGACTTCCGATCAGCACAATGGCATCGCTTCCGATGAGCATCCTGTATTCACGTTCAGGACAAAACGCTGCGAATTACCTAATCAACAAAGGCATTCGTCCTACAGCAGAAACCATACGTCAGGCTTTAGCGCAGAATCCGGCGCTTGTTGGCGTAGCTTCCGGAAGATTGTCAGAACTCGTGGGTCAACAATGATTTCAACCATCCATCCTTCATTCGCTTCTTCGTTTCCTGATGTGCGCGTTTGTGCGCTCGTATCAGGTATGGGCCAATGAGAAATACGATGAATGTTGAAATAGCCAAAGTCATAGACTAATCATAGCATGAGCCAAAACCCCCTAGCCCCGCCGCCGCAAACAGGCCAGCCAATCGACAGTTGGCTGTACCTGCTATGGCGCAGGCTGACCGCAACAGGGCAAATACTGTGGGACTCGATTAGTTTTACAGGATCGGATTTGACCGACATTGAAACGCGCAACCACGCCGATCTGCAAAATATCAACACGACAAACTACACCCACCTGACAGCCGCCAACCATACCGACCTGACGGATGCAGGGGATTCAACGCTGCACTATCACGCATCGGACAGGGATTCGGCAAATTTCACCGGCACTAACTGGACGGACTTGACCGATGCAGGACTGACTACGCTACACGCACATGCAGGAGCTACAACGCAAGACTTCTCTGCAAAGATTCTTACGATCAGCGACACAAAGTTGATGGCAACAACAACGTCATTTACTGACGGAGCAGCCGCAGCAGCAGGAACATTGTTGAACGCTCCAGCAGCGGGCAACCCGACCAAATGGATTCCGATAGACGATAACGGCACAACACGGTATATACCGGCTTGGTAATTCAAAACATCACGCCCACAGACGGCGAGAATGGAACAACGATGAACGCAGCCCCATACAAAGGAGAAGACCGCCGTGTTAATCCGTCGCTGTCCGACGAGCAAATCGAACGAATCGCCGAAAGAGCGGCGGAAGTTGCCCTCGAACGGGTTTATACCCAAATCGGCAAATCAGTCGTGTCAAAAGTTCTTTGGATGGTTGGGGCGGCAACTCTTGCGGCGGCTGCATGGTTGAATGGATCAGGACACATGAAGTTATGAAACCATCCCAAGAATGCATTAACTTCATCAAGGAATGGGAGAAGCTGCGGCTTGTCGCCTACCTAGACGGTGGCGGAGTCTGGACGATCGGTTACGGCCATACGGATTACGTTGAGCCTGGCGACACTTGCACCGAGCAAGAGGCAGAAGAATTCCTCCGTCAAGATGTGCAGGAGGCCGCTGGTGCCATTGATGACTTCGTGGACGTGGAACTGACGCAGCCGATGTACGATGCCTTGGTATCGTGGGCTTACAACTGCGGCAGAGAGGCAGCAAAGAATTCAACCCTCGTCCGACTTCTGAACGCAGGGCAGTCAAAAGAGGTTGTGGCGGCTCAACTACCACGTTGGAACAAAGACAACGGGAAAGTCGTTCCAGGGCTTACAAGAAGGCGAGAAGCAGAGAGAGTTTTATTCCTATCGTGACCATCCTCCGCGACTACATCAAGCATCTGCACCTTGACCCGCAAGCAAAATATCCGTGGCAAGTCCTGCGCGACGAGCAAGCAATGGCCGAAGCTAAACGCGAAATCTTACGCATGAGGAAGCTGACTTATGGGCCTCATCTTGAACTGGTTAGATGCGACCGTGATGTTTGCGATAGCGATGCCAATGATACTGGCGTTGATCCTGATCCTGACGGGAGAGTAGCGTGAAGGGTGACAAAATCTACTACCGGCGCGGGTACAAGTACGTCTTTACCCGCGATTACTCATGCTACACCGGAATCATGTTGCCGCATGATGTGCATGGCGATTTCTATACCCTGACGAAAGACGGTTGGTGCCATATCTACAAAGGGTTCCCGTGGGACGGGCCAAGTGGATTGACCTTCGACACGAAGAGCTCGATGCGCGGGTCGGCGATTCACGATGCCTACTGCTACGCGACAAATGACAAGCTGATCGAGTACGATGTTGTCGCCCCGCACCATCACGACCAGTTGCGCTCCATCTGCATCGAGGATGGAATGTGGGAGTTCCGTGCTGATCGCTGGCATGACGCGGTTATCATTGGTCGTGGCGGCGATCCTGAGAACGGTGATGACTATCCGGAGTTGAGTGCGCCGTAGTCAATCAAACAGCGGCGGCAACTCCACCCGATCCACTTCGGCTTGCCACTTCGCCACATCAGCGCGGAGTGCCTTAATGTTCTCAGGGTTGCGCCCCGTGTTCATCGCAATGGTTAGCTCCATGTCGGAGAGCCAGAGCATGAGGCGGTAAAAGAGTTTCATTTGTTTGCCAAGACGCCATCAATGTAAAGCGCGTCCCACTTATCGCCCTGCATTTCCTTCTTGCAAATTTCCAGCGCATCCCGCAACTGCTGCTCTCTGGCTTGAGAGGCGGCGAGTTCAGCTTGCAAGTCGTCAATCCTGCCAAGTAGCCCTCTATCTGGCTCAACACGGACAGATGCTCCGCCGAGTCCATCAAGTCCTAGTTTGTCGATCATTTTATCCACCCTTTATCTCTGTTCTCAAATTTCACCAACTTCACCTGCTGCTTGTGCGACATTTGCTTGAACTCCACCTTCGGCAGAGGCTTGCATTCGGCCCTAGCTGCGTCGTATCCGTATTGATATGCTGTCATCGCGCTAAGTGCAAGCGCCACTAGCACCGCCGCAACACCTACTGCTATGTCTCCGTTTGTGACCATGTTTTACTCTCCGAAACTTACGGGTTGCTTACAACGCCGAGAATTAACGCCGAGAATTTTGTTCCGCGCATCCTCGAAGCCATACGCGAAGAAGTGCGTCCAGCCGATACGTTTGTAGTACGTTGCGAACCAATGCTGCTCCGTTGAAGTCGCGCTACCCTTCAGCCGCTTCATTTCAATCACGGTTTTCCACTCCGGTATGTGCAAGTCCGGTACGCCTGCTGTCATACCTTCGCTGCGAAGATACGCAGCTAACTTGTAGTCGCGCATCGCCGCATTCGGGACGGCGAAGATCAGCACTGTCGGGAACTGTGTGCGGAACCATTTGACGAATGTGCGCTGCTCGTCGTGCTCCAGGGGAATCTCGCTCGGCGTAGGCGCAGCACGCGGCTTCTTAGCCTCTCTGACTGGCGCTTCCAACTCGGCAGGCATCTGCTTACCTCCGAGGGCGCAGAGGCCGCGCATGGCCTTGGCGTTGGCTTCCATTGTGTCTTGCAGGGTTGGCTTACGCTTCACTCCGTAACCTCCGTCACCACAGTATTCGACAGCGCCACAATCTGCTGCCCCTGGCGTTGCCGAGTCGCCCACGATTGCACTGTGCGGCCAGTCTTGTGCGCATTGCCGACAAAGTGCAAGTCTCCAGATAGGCACACACCGTCCTTGTAGAAACTCCCGGTCATCGTGTCCGCCATAACGTGCAGCGACGGCTTCGACGGATGGATGCACTCGACTTCGCAGACGTGCCGCGTAAAGTCTCCGATGCTGCTGCGGACGCGGACTTGGTACTCCGGTGCGCCGGTTAGCTTGTCCATTGTCTGCACCATCGGCGTCGGTCGGTCGTCGCCTAGCCATTGGGAGAGTTTGAGTTGGATCATTTGAACGCATCCTCCTGTTTCGCCGTATCGCCAGCACCGACTTTTGCATCCTCGAACAGTCGGGGCTGTGCGTAGGCTTGCTCTATTCGGCGGCAGGCTATGTCAAAGTATTTGCGCTCGCGCTCGATGCCGACGAACTGCAAACCCATCCGGGCGCAGGCCACGCCTGTTGTCCCGCTGCCGAGGAAGGGATCGCAAACCGTCTCAGCCTTCGCAAAACCCAAGGACCATTCCATCAGCGCCACCGGCTTTTGCGTCGGGTGCGCTGCGCTTTGCAGGTTCTTTTCCAGGCTCGCCGATTTCACCGACTTTTCAAAACACCGGGCGTTCATGTCCATGTTCGTCCACGCCATCTCAAGATCAGCCATCGAGGGCGCGTTACCACTTTTCATCCAGACCAGCCAGCCACGCGAAGGCGGGAGGGCGAAGTAATTGCCGCCCCACACAATCATGGTTTTTGCCTTTTCAAGCATCAAGCCGAACACCCAAGCCGGTGGCGTCTCGTCATCCCATGTTGTCGCGGCAATTCCGTTTGCTCTCTGGGAGCGCGTCGGCTGTGCGGCGAAGCCAATCCCATACGGCGGGTCGGTCAGCACCAGATCGACGGGCGGCAGCAGCGGCAGCACCTCGCGGCAGTCTCCGTGCCACAGTTCGCAATTCCCGATTGTCACTTTCTCAGTGCTCATTTAAACACCCCCTCCGCATCCCGATACGCCTCATGCCTCGCCGGGACGAAGCAATACACATCGCCCATGCGCTCGTACTCGGTCATCAGTCCGCGCAGTACGCCAAGCACACGCGCTGTCTCGTTGGCTTGCGCGATGGATGCGGCAAGAAGCCGGTTCATCTCGGCGTCGGCGTCCTCGGCGAACTTGACGAGGTTTTCGGTGCGCCAGCTTTTGAAGTCTGGCATGTCAGAACGGAATATCCGAGTCATATTCCGCAGCCGGCACATTCGCCCCAGGCTTGCTCTCCTGCTTCGTCTTGAATGTATTGACGCTGGCGTACCAGTGGCCGCTCTTAGCTTCCTTAACGTCAAGATTGATCCAGTCGCCTTCTTTGTTGGAAAGCCACTCGATCAGTTCTTCGCGCTTGATACTGATGGATGCGATAACGAAGTCGGGTGCGCCATCGCGGGGTTTCTTTACCATCAAGCCTTTGGGGAATTCTGCTTCTGCCATTTTGTTGCTCCTTTGGTTAAGTTACTTTATTCCTGCTTCATAGAGGTCGTCTTCGATCCACTCCAGCCGCGAGTTGACGTCGTATAACCCGATCAGCAGTTCCGGAGTCCGTTGAATCTGCCGCGCAAAGTTTTGACTGCTAACCTTGCTTGCTTGCCAGCTTCCATTCGACGCGAACACGGCAATCGGTGCGCTTGAGTTCTCGACTTTGTTGAACAACACGCGAGCGGCCTCTTTGGTGATGATGTTATGTTTCATGCGATTCTCGCATACTCAACGCAATCGGCCTCGACATCGCGCATTTGGCGCTTGCTCAGGGTGATGCCGCAAGTTACGTCCCAAATCTCGACGCCGCCCTCGGCAGGAGTATCGCGTGTCTCGGGGATGAACGGCGTCACCTTGTAGGTCACAAGGACATCGTGCTTGACGCCATCTTCATCTTCAACGTGGGTGGTGAATTTGCTCATTTCGGTTTCTCCGCAAGTCCGCGCCACGTTGTGTAATCACCAATAATGCTCGGACAATTAGAATTGTTATAGGCATCATAAGGAGATACGGAAGACCGAAACATAAACTTTTCTCCATTCCAGTACGCATACCAAGCTGAGATTTTATTTGCGTGGGTTCGGTCAACCTCATAAACCCCAACATGAACTGGCTTTACGTTTTTTCCAAACCACGGAGTAAGTTTCATGTCAAATCTCCCCACCGGCTTCCATTGCCTTCCGCTCGGCAAGTAAGTGCTTGAACAGTTCCCGCGCCTCGGCAACGTCGGCGTTCGTCCACTCGGCCATCGGCTTGTTGTACTCGGGATTCATTAACTTGATCGCCATCCTCTTGTTGTACTCGGCCTCGATCATCGGCGCGGTCATGTTCAGCTTCGTGGCGAATGCGTTGATAACCTGGCTCAGAGTTGCGCCATCGGGCTTGTCGGCGGCGGGTGGGGGTTCGGCTATGCCAGACAGGTCGCCTTCGGAGGGGTCGCCGCTGATGGTGCCGCGAACTGGCTTCTCACCGCGCAACGTTGCACCCTTCGCCTTAACCTCTTGTGGCATCGGAGTCGGCTTCTGCGGTGCCGGAATAACGTCGATGCTCACCGCCGACTTCTTGCCGCGCTTTGCCTGCAACATGAATATCATCGGCGCTTCGATGCTGGCATGGCTCACTTCAACGCCGCCGACCTTGACCCCGCCGAACATGGTGTCAGGATTGCGAACCAGCCGCAGCCGCTTGCCGATCCAGTTCGCCGGCTCATCACCGAAGCAACCAATCAGGGCGCGGCGGTAGGTCTTTGAAGGCCGGTAGAACTTGTCGGTTTCCTCAAGCACAAGTTGTAACGGCTGTTCATTGCTCGGGCCGCGCTGTACGGCTTTGATGGTTACGTCCATCGTGATGCCGCCAATCAGGTTGTCTGCGTCAATCTGGTCGGACTTAGCGGCTGCACAGGCTTGCAGTTCTGTCTTGTTCATTACTCATCTCCAAGTGGAAGTTTGCCAAGTTCAGAAACAGTCTGCCCAACTTCATTCTGGAAAATTGCGATTTTTGTTTCAGAGTACAAAGACTCGGTTATGTTTTTTGCGAGTCGGTGGACTGCGGAAGCTCTGTCCAAGTCCAGGTCGCCATTGAGAACGCCTTTTGCGGCATTGACAAGCATCTCTCTAAGTTGGCCTGTGGTTTTGATTTGACCTTGTGCTTTAGGAAGCTCTTTCGACATGATATTGCCCTCTCTAAGTAAGTAATTGATAGGTCTAGTTCGCAAACGTCCCTATGGGACATGAGTGCTGGTGATATTTCAAGCAAACACTTTCTGCAAATTTCTGTTGAGCATGGATTAGGGAATCCTAACCATTTGTAACAAACCCAAAACTCGCCATCGTTATGACTTGAGCCATCATGCCGTTTATGTAGGTCGGTAAGTTGAACTCCTACGAATGAAAAAAGACAGTCGATAGCATGTCTTACTTCATTATCAAAACCATGTTCAACACCGCATCTTTCACATATATACAGCATTGGTGCTTCGACTCCTTCCCCATAACTATGGGGCCAGTTATCTTCAAACCACCGTTGAATCTCGTTGTACCTATGTACACTTTCTTTGTGGAATTTGAACTGATATTCAGGCACGACTCATTCCACCCCATTCAGTAGGTTGTCTTCATGCTCTTGATTCAGGTCGTTCAAGTCCCACGGCATCGCGTCCAGCAGTTGAACGTCCTTCGGATACCCAGGCCAATCGCCAACTATCAGGCATTCTTCCCAGATCGCCAAAGCCTGTTCAAACTTGCGCGTACCGACTTCCATGAATTCCATAGTCGGCCGAAACATCTGCACCGGGTACGGCGCGACGGTTTCCTGCACAAGAAACAGCCACTCGCATTTCTCGCCCAACTCTGCCGCGACACGCATATACATCGCCGCTTGCAGGTCGTAGCCGAACTTTGACGCCTGCTTGTTGAATACGTCGAGCGATACGCCGGTCGTTTTGTAGTCGATGATTTGCCCCGGCAGGAATATGTCGTTCCGCGTCCTGCACAGTACGCCATCGACCTCGGCAATCATGGTGCATTCGTTGTCGGTCTTGGATACGTCGATGCCGTATTCCTTCAGGAATTCCGACGCGGTGCGCGACATTTCCTGCGTCTTCTCGTACTCTTTGGTCAGCACCGGAGTAAAGCCAAGCCCACGCGCATCATCGCGTTTCGCCTTTGCATCCTTGGTTAGCCAATTGTCGGCAGCTATGACCATAATATCCTTGCCGTTCTCCAACAGGAGCGCATGGGCCGCTGAACCAATGTCGAACGCGGCTTTCGGTTCTGGCTGATTCCATTCAGGATTCAGTTTAGGATGCGCGGCCCAGGCCCAATACGGAGGGCGTTCGAGTAGCAGCTTGGCGATGCTGCTGGATAGCGATGGAGTGTCGGCTGGATCGGCGTGATAGGTTGCCGATGGGACGCCTTGGTGGATACCTGATTTCATGCCGCATCCTCCTCAATCTCTGCAATGTTGTAGCCGAGTTCAGCCATCCACTCGCCCAACTCATTGCCGCGAGTGTCGCCGGCCAGGTTCAGGAATGCTGCCTTCGCCTGCGGAGTGTCCATGTCGAGTTCGACGTTGATATGACTGCCGCCGTAGCATGGTTCGATGTCTGTCACGGCCATCGCCTTGAACTTGTAGATACTCATGTTAATGGCCTCCCTTGAATTCCCAACCCATATATTCGGCATAACTACTAGCCATTTGTTCAGCAATTTCCTGAGTCGGGAAGCTGCTTTCTGGGCCAAATTTCCCGTTCTTCAGAACAAGTGCACCATTAAATGCGATATACCAAACGTAGTCGCCGGTATCTGTATTAAGCAACGGGCCACACACCGCAGGCCCCTCGGTGATAGTGACCTCAAATATGTGACTCATTTCCCATTCTCCCGAATCCACTTGCGTTGGTAGTCAGCCATGTCGCACATCATCTCGAAATAGCCGTCGCGCTTATGCGGCTCCATGTCGCTCTCGGCGTCAGCGCGGCCAACCTCCGCAAGCCATTCGTCGTACTCCGCATCTGTGCGGTCGTCAGTGTTTTGCCACATGATCCAACTCCTTGAGTTGCAGCACCGGATGCTTGACCAGTGCCTTAGCTTGCGTCCAGCAATCTTCGTGACTGCCAAAGACAAACCCTACTGCGAACAACTGTGCGACTTCGTTGATGGCCGGTTCCTGGCGGAACACTTTGGCCTCGAATTGCTTGGGTGGTTTCACTTTTGCTGCTCCTGCCGACTTGTGGCGCGGCGTTGCCATGTTAAATGTGGCGCGGGCTAACAAGGCCGTGAGTCTTGGAAGCCCTGCTTACCTTTGACCATGCCCCCGCGCAACATGGCCGCACCGTGATTACCGTAAGACCGACTATCAATCACGCGCAACTTTATCGGAATGCTTCGCTACAACTGCGATTCTCCACGCGAACCTTACACGAAACTTACAACTGCAAAATATTTGTGGCGTATAACTTGGCGTGTTGCGGTGTGTACGCCATTTGGCGTCTACTTCACGTTCGACGTCATGAGTGTGCGGGCTTTGTCCTCGTCGAGCGCCAGTGCTTCCGGGTACGGTCGCCGCTCGCTCGCTACAAATCCGTCGCACCACTTGCAACGCCATAGACCCTCCTCAACCAGCACAAATTCATGGTGTCGTGGCGCTCGGTATTTCTTCGCGGCGTACTTCGATGTTACTGCCATCGCGTTCTCCAAAGTCAGTCTTGGCGGTACGGGTCTGCCGTCGAACCCGTCGCTCCAGGGGAGAGGCGCGATGAACCCTGCGCCTCTCCCTGAGCTTTGTCGTTGGCCGTCACTATCACGGCTGCCGGAACGGCTCAGACGGAACCAGCCTGCCGTCCGGGTAACGGAATGACAGCGCCGCATCCCAAGCCTTGCGAAATCCCGCCTCGAACACCTTCCGCCTGTCGTTGGTGTCGATCTGAGGCCGTGCCGAAAAATATTCGTTGCTTGCTGCTATTTCATGGGCTTCCATCAACGCCCGCTTTTTCTCGTCCATGTCCTTTTCCTCTCTTCTCAAAGTCGGTGCTGGCGGCACGGTGCCGGCCAACCCGTCATTCCAAGGGACGTGCCGATAAAGCCCGGCACGCCCCTGAATTCAGTCGTTAGGGGTTGTTTCCAGCGCATCCCATAGCGCCACTATTGCTGCCCGGTGCTTGTCGTCGTAGCACAGTTCCGGATCGTCAAACTCGTCGCGCAGATAGTTGTCGCAGTAGTGCTGCGCCGCTTCGCGCAACCGCTGCAACTCATCCAGCGCGTCGTTGAAACTCACGGCACAAAGCTCTCCGCCTTTCCATCCGTCGCCCTTTCCGACCCTCGGCTCTTGCCCTTCCGGCCACTTAAAAACCGCTGTGTATTTCATCGTCAACCCCTAACATTTGCGTCAACGCGGACGCTTCGCAAGCTCAGCGCCGGTTACGCCAGCGTTGGCCGTCATCAGTGGAAGTCCAGCGCTTCGCCTGCCGCTGCGGCAGCGCGCAGTCCATCGACGAACTGCTGCGTCTTTTCGCGCCAGTGCCCTATATGGCCGCCCGCTTCCTCGTTGGGAAGCAGCGGAATCAGCGCTTCGAGCGCGTCAGCAATCTGCTCGCAGTGGTCGGCGGCAATCTCGCCGTCGCAGTCGCTGTGGTAAAGCAATTCATGCAGCGGGCTGGGCTTCAGGCAGTCCCACGAGATCGGAAGCCTGTCGTCAAGGCTAGCCAGGTGCGGACGAGAGTCGGGGCCGAATGCCGGTTCTTTTGTGTTCATGCCGTGGTACAGCGTCGGGATGCCAGGCCCGTTACTGTCCAGCGAAGCGTAGAACCCATCCATCAGTTCCAGTGGCGGAAGCCCAGCGACATCGGCCAACATCGTGCGCCACCGCATGAATGCGCTATAGGCTCCGTGCCAAGCGTTGTGTGAGCAATCCAAACCCATGTCATTTCTCCGTAGTTACGTTGCTGGCCAACCCGTCGTGCGAAGGGACGCGCCGCGATGAAGCTGCGTCGCGCCCCTCCACTCTGACGTTAGAGCGCAGCACGTTCGCGCCGGGAATCAGATGCGCACATTGCGAGCATGCGAAAAAAATGGAGGATTGCCCTTCAACAATCATGTCTGCCGCACAGGCGCAGCCGTCGTTCTCGCAGCGCTTTTTCCCACTCTCAAGGTCTTCCGGCCCAAAGTTGTCAATCGTGTACCGGAAACGCCAGCGCTCTAACCCTACGGTCGAGCGCGACTGCCCGCCAGAGGCTTCGTTTTCGGCTTGCTGTTGTTCCATACTCATCACTCCTTGTTCGTTTCGTGTGGCGGGCAGCCGCTCACCTTCACGTTATGCCACAGCGGGCATGTTGGCAGCGGAACCAATGTTCCTTCTCCACCGTTGCGTCGTTGCATCGGCATCCACTGCCGCCCGTCCTTTTCCGCAAACCAGCACGTTTCCGAACATCCGAACTTCTGCGTACCATAGAAGATGCACACGCAGCCGTTCTGGAAGTCGCTGGCGCATGTCGGTTGCCCGTCTTCGTCGAGGTAGAGGGCAACAGGCATCGTTGCTGGCACTTCTGTTCCTAGTGGCCGTGGCCTAACATTTACGTCAACCGGACCTTGCGCAATAGGTTCTTTCATTTGTCATTCTCCTGTGCCGGCGCAAGGCCGGTTACGTTAGCGTTGGAATCATGCGATCCTGCACACCTTTTCGCCCAGCCTGGCCGCAGCGTCTTTGCCGTAAAACTCCGACACAAACCTGGCCTTTCTTTCCCGACCAAACAGGATCGCCCGGTGATCGAGCTTCGGTTTAGAGCACTCGCATCGACAGCCATCCCAATTCGACTTCTCTACATCGAGATCGCCGTGCTCTTTCTGTATGGCCTCCAGATGCCTCATGTATTCAGAAATCTTCATGCTTTTGTCCTTTCTTCGTAACCAAATGATGCCCAACCCACGCTTCGAGCGGACTGGCACGATAAACCTTGTGCCAGCCCCTCAAGCTAAACGTTATGCCTCATGCTTCCGCAGCATCCTTGCCGCGCTCAAAGCGTCTTGCAGTCGCTCAATCGTCACCACGACATCAGGTTCGTGATCAGTACCGTTCGTCCAAAACAGCACGTCACCATTCACCAGTTGAATCGTTGTGTCGCCAATCTCAAAAGTAATCACGTCCATGCTGTTCTCCAAAGTCATGAGGCATAACCCGGCGCTCAAGCGGGACGCGCCGCGATAAAGCCGCGTCGCGCCCCTTAGCTATGCGTTGTGCCCCTCGGGTGCCGTCCTGCCAGCGCCGACTTTCTGATCGGCCAGCGCCTCGCGCAGGATGTTTTCGGCCTTGAAAAGTGCGCCCTTCGTGTCTGGCTCCGATAGCAGCATCCGGTAGCACCGCTCAACGTCGTGCGCCAGTTTCTCGCGCTTCCGCCGCTCATCGTGCCAGCGGTCGAAAAACTCCGTGTGTTCGCGCTCCAGCACTTCCAGCCGGTCGGCTACGCCGTCGATCAGTTCCCCGAGTTCTTTAGGGTCTGGCATCTTCAGGCGTTGGTCGCCGCGCCTCCATCGGTTGTACTTTCTCAGTCGTTCGCATTGCTGCATTTTTTTCTCCGTTCAATCGCCGGCGCACAACCCGTCGCTCGTGTGGGACTGGCCTGATAAAGCGCCGGCCAGCCCCACAGCTTTTGCGTTCGGCGTCATCAGTTCGCGCGCCTTGTCTTCGTCAAGCGCAAGCGCTTCCCGGTACGGCATACGCTCGCTCGCCACAAACCCATCGCACCACTTGCATCTCCATAAGCCCGCCTCAATCAACAGAAATTCATGGTGATTCGGTGCCCGGTATTTCTTCGCGGCATACTTCGATGTTGTGTCCATCATCCTTATCCTCCAAAGAGCCCCTGGGATTTCTGGCGCAGCGCATCCAGATGGTTGCCGCTCAAATCGTCGGCGTACCTATTCCCGGTGCCTTTGCTTTTCGCCTTCATGGCGCACCCCCAACCCGGCGCTCAACCTCGCTCCCTTCGGTCGCTGGACGCTGCGGCGATAAACCCGCCGCAGCGCCGGTTAGCTCTACGTTCGACCCCATGAGTTCCACCGTCATGCTTCGCCACACGCGCTCGGCTTCGTTTCGTGCCGCCGCCACCTGTAACGGTGTCCATGAGTCAGGCCAAGTGCAGCCGTCTTCCCAACTCACAAGCCGCTGCGCGCCTGCCTCGCGCATCGCGTCGGTCGGTTCCGTGAGCGTTTCCAGCAGCCGCAGCAACTGGTCGCAGGCCATCACCAGCGATGCCGGGGCCGGGTCTGCCTTCGTTCGGTGGTACTCAAGTTCGCGCCTGAATTCTTCCGGCGTCATCATCGCTATCAGCATGGGGTCGAACCCTCCATTCCAGAGGGAGCCTTCGCCGCAAGCGGCTCGGCCCCCTGAATTTGGTCGTTGGAGCGCATCCCGCGCGTAAGGATTTCGCCCTTGGTCTGTCGCACAATGATCCGCAGCGCCTCGGTCGCCGCAGCGCGGTCGCTTCGCAGTACATCCCACATTTCATCCGGCATTTCTCCGGGCAGCTCCGGTTCATCGGTTACAGCTTCCATCCACGCCTTGCGCTCATCGGAGACTTCCGCTGCGGCGTTATCTAGTGCCACGATTGCCTCGTATAGCAGTTGCGCGGCTTGTCGCTCTCGAATATGAGGGGCCAATGTCCCAAGGTATTTCCAAATCTTGTCGCGTGTTTTCATGCGCTCTAACCCGCCGCTCCAGCGGAGCCTCCGGCGATAAGGCCGCCTCCGGGCCGCTCACTTTTACGTTCGGCGTCATAACTCACCCCGCGCCCGCCTGTTAATCTCTTCTTCCAGTTCAGCCATGCGCTCCCGTTCACGATAGCGCGTGTCTATTGGCCGGTTATCTTCTTCGGCGTTCTGGCGATCCCGTAAGTCTATCCACTCGCGGAGCATGTCCATAAATTCCATTTTGTTCCCCTCTCTAGTTCCGCGCCGAACTAGGCGCTCCAGCGGGACGGCTTCGCCGCCCCTGAGCTTCAAGCGTTCGGCGTCACACGCTTTCCACGGTGATGCCAACAATTACCGCCAAGGCTTGCAGCAGGTCGCCGCCGTAGCAATTGCCGGAGCCGTAGCCGCCGTCGCCAAGTATTTTCACGTCGCTGTCGGTCGCAAGCTCGTTACCGTCCTTGTCCTCCAGCCACCAGCAGTCGTTGTCAATCGTTGCCTTGCAGCCTGGGTTGTCCTTGATGATCTGCACCAAATCTTTCTTCGCCACGGTTCTTCTCCTTATCAAAAGTCGGCGCTGGTGACACGCCGAACTAATCAATCAACCCGGACGTGCCGATAATGCCGGCACGCCGGTTATTTCAGCCGTTATGCGCCTTCAGCGTGTTGATCGGCGGCAGCGCCTTAATCACCTTGGCCGCGTTGTCGTGGTTCCCGGCAATGCTGGAGTCGAGCGCCCATTCCAGCACCTCGCATTCGTACTTCCCGCCCCGGTAGTCCTCTTCGGTTTCAGCCGCCTTGAGTGCAGCATTCTTCTTGCCAAACACCCCAACCGTGTAGCTGTGGCACTCGCGGTCGCCCCATCTGTAGGCATGCACCGTATAGATCGTTTCCTCCAGTCGCATAACTGTGCTTTCGAGCGGGACGCCTTCGGCGCCCCTCAAAGCGGCGTTATGCGGCTTGGACTCCGCCTCAGCCACGGCAGGCACCGACGCGCTGCGGCAGGAACTTGACGTAGCTGGCATCGATGCGGCGGAACACGTCGAACAGCCGAGCGTCCTCGTTGTCGTACAGCTTTGCGACGCGCGGTGAGAACCAGTCGCTGCTTTTCCCAGCCGCCCAAGCCACCGACAGCAGGCCGCCGAATGCAAAGTTCTTCGCGCAAAAACTGGCGCGCTCTGCCAGCGTGTCGCGCTGCGTGCAAATCTTGGCCGCAGCGCGGCGCTTCATCCTCTCGCGGTCTGTCACTTTCGCGCCGTTGAACCACACTTCATCCCACCTGTAGGTCTTGTTCATTTTCGTCCTCGCTATTTATTGTCCGTACCGTTATTATCGTCCGTACAATTAACTTGTCAAGTCTTTTCTGTCCGTACTACAATTGCCGCATGAAACAAGAACCGAAACGACCGCGCGGTGCGCCGCCGAAAGAACATCCAGCCTCCGCCCGCTTCGAGGTTCGCTGCACGCAAGAGCAAAAACAGCGCTGGTCAGTGGCGGCTGCGAAGAAGGGTTTCTCGTCATTGGCTGCGTGGCTCAAGCACCTGGCCGACAAAGCAGCATAACCCGGCGCTCAAGCGGGACCGTCCGCAAGCGGCCGGCCCCTTAGCTCTGCCTTGGGCCTCAAGGCCGTTGCCATGTCATCGCACAGCATCAACAACTGTGGCCCGGTCAGCGCCACGTCTGCACGGCAGATACCCGCCTTCACCGCCGCGTCACGAATGGCTTTTGCGAGCGCATCGCGTTCCGCTTTCAGTTCGCTTGCGCGTAGCCAGTCGCTCAAGCTAGCGTTAGGGGTGCTCTTGCCGCGTTCGCTGTAAGGCATTCCCGGCTCAACTACGCGCAGAAACTCAACGCGCACCGCCACGATTCCGCACTCAGCAACACAGGCCCGAGAAGCCTTCAAGTCTTCCACGCTGGCATACAGCGCAACCGTGCAGTTGCCTAACTCATGTTCGTAGTCCGTGGCATCCATGTAGAGTTCAGCACCCCTAACCCTACGGTCGAGCGGACCTGCCGCAATAGGCGTTGTCATGTCATCAGTCTCCATCCGGTTGCGGCAGGCCGCTCACCTTCACGTTAAACACTTGGCACCTTCACCGCCGACTCAAACTTAACCCCCTCGGCAATCAGCTTCACCGCCTCAACGCCGCCAGCCACCTCGCACTTGTGCGTAGTCTCGGCAACGTGCTTCATGGCATGGGCAACGGACGTGGCCTCGATGATGCGGACTTTGTTGGTGGCGAGTTCGGTGATTTTGTAAACTCTCGACTTCATGGTGTTTGCTCCAGTGGTTGTGTGTTGACAGTTACGGATTCTACCCATATCATTCGCCATGTCAACAGGAATTTGAAGTTCGTTTGAAGATTCTTTTACCAACAGGAGACACCATGACACCTAAACAATTGCTAGAACATTACGGAGGGAGTAATCTGGCTGCCGCTGTTGCTCTCGGATATACGGAGCCATCAATCCGCAACTGGATCAACGCAAACAAAATCCCCTACAAGGCACAGCGCATCATCGAGGCCGTTACTGGCGGTAAGTTGGTTGCGAGGAAGGAGAAGAAGAATGGAAAAGAATGCGCCTAAAATTATTGGCATAACACAAGCAACTGGGTGGGTTTCAGTTTTCAAAGAAGATGATGGATCGCTTACTAGATATCCTGTTGCTGTGTGGGCAATAGTAGAGGATGAATTCGGAGATACTAGGGTTGTCGGAATGTCTCAATCAATGGAGAGATTTATTGACGAAGATGATAATTCAAGCAACTTTCTCAGATGGGAGCCTGCATAGCAATGAAACTCGACCGGGAACGGATAGACCGAATTCGTGCGGCAGTGGACTTGCCTTCGTTGCTGCTTGAGCGCGGAGTAAGTCTAAGAAAGTCGGGGAACGGATACGTTGCCAAGTGCATAAACCACGATGATAACAACCCTTCAATGTCGGTGTATGAACGCGATGGCGTCATGAGGTGCATGTGCCATTCGTGCGAATTCAGCGAAGATGTGATCGGGGTGTATATGAAATTCTCGGGCGTTGACTTCAAGCAAGCACTGGACGACCTGGACACCGGGGAAATCAAGCAATCAATACAAAAGCCATTCGGAGAAATCGCAGACGAGAAATTAGTCAAGGCCGAACGCACGGTATTTCCTCCTCCCGACGACGCGCCAGAGCCTCCTTATGCAAGAGCGCAATACCGTGACAGCAACGACGAATGGAAGCCGCTCGGAGAACCTGAGACAACTTGGTGCTATCGAACAGCGGAAGGCAAACCATACTATTACGAGGCGCGATACATCAATCCAGAAACCGGACGCAAGGAACCGCGCTGCTGGACATGGGGGAATCGCGGATCAATGCCGGCACGGTGGGAACTCGGATTCCCGCCAGCGCCAAGACCGATATACGGACTCAATGAACTAGCTGCCGCATCGCAGGTATTGATTTGCGAAGGGCCAAAGAAGGCGCAAGCGGCTCGCATGATGCTCAACGGGACAACGAGCATAGCCTGTGTTGCATGGGCAGGCGGATCGGGTGGAGTCTCGCGCAGCGATTGGTCGGCAATCGAGGGGAAAAAGATTCTACTGTTCCCGGATTCAGACGAATCTGGATTGAAGGCGATCAACCGGATTGCCGGAATCATCAAGGGCAAGGTGGAGAGCATCCATTACATAAACACATGGGACATGCCGCATACTTGGGATGCCGCAGACGCCCAAGAAGCCGGATGGACAAAAGAACAATTCTTCGCTTTCCTGAAAGAGCGAAAGACAGAATATCAATTCGATGATGATGCTACAGAACCGGAACTTTGTATGAAAGAGCCATCGCCACCAATCGAAGCCTATATAGAACACGCCGACGACGGAATCATTCAATGGCCCGAACCGCTTGACCTGTTTAGCGAGAACCTTGCTCCAAAGGTAAAGGCAAACCAAATCCCTGCGGTAATCTCAGATTGGGCTTTTGACAATGCCGGAGTGATCGGGTGCGATCCGACGTTTCTTGTCATGCCTGCCATTGTCGCGGCAGCATCATTGCTGCACGATGAGATTCAAGTACAGCCTGAGCGCACAAATCCGAACTGGCGGGAGTCTGCACGCCTATGGGGTGCGATGGTCGGATTGCCATCCAGCAAGAAATCACCGGCCCTTGCGCGTGCGCTATCCGTTATCAAAAAGATAGACGCCGAGTGCAACATGAAAGAAGGCGCCCTCAAATACGAATACAGCCTTCAAGAAAAAGCCCATGCCGCAAACGAAAAGGCATACATCGACAAACTATCGAAAGGCGAGAAAAATATCCCATTGCCGGTAAAGCCGGACATGCCGGAAATCCCGCGCCCTTATGCCCAGGACTTCACCATCGAGGCATTGCGCGACATACTCAAGCATTCAAATCGCGGAATCCTGGCAGAGCGTGACGAGCTATCAGGATGGTTTGCCTCTCACGATCAATACAAGTCAGGCGGCAAGGGTGGCGGAGATGCAGCGGCATGGCTCGAAGTCTATAACGGGGGATCAAGGCGTATCGAGCGTGTCGGGGTCGGTTCAATCTTCGTTAAGAACTGGTCGGCCAGCATCATCGGCGGCATTCAACCTGAACCAATGAGGGCTATTGCCGCGCAGCTTAAAGGCGATGGATTGTTGCAGCGGTTTATGATTGTCTCAGGCCGTTCAGGGACTCAGGGAAACAAACAGACACCGATCAGGGCATACGAGGACAGCTACAAGCAAACCATGCGGCAGATATGGGACACGGCACCATCGGACGATCCGGTATATCTATCGCCCGGTGCTGATGCGATCCGGGAAGAAATCGTCGCAAAGGCATACTCGCTAATCAACATGCAATTTATCAGCGAAGGCTTGATGGCGCATCTCGGAAAATGGGAGGGACTGTCGGCTAGACTGATGCTTACATATCACGGCATCGAATGCGCCTCGCGGCATGTGCACCCCCAAGCCTGCGAGATTACAGAGGATACCGCCGAACAGGTCAAGGCATTCATGCTGGAGATGCTATTGCCGCACGCAACATATTTCTATATGGACATCGCAGGCGGCGACATGGGGAAACAATTGATAGCGGTAGGAAACCTAATAATATCCCGCAAAAAAGGCGAGATTACCTTACGCGACATAATGCAAGGGTGGGTAGGATGGCGGCATCTATCGGAATCGCAGCAGGGCGCGATCATCAATCGCCTGATTGATGCGGGATGGCTGCATACTTCCCCTGAAGCCCGAACAGCGAAGAATCGCAGTCTTGTATCCAGATACTTGGTTAATCCGCGCTTACATGAGCTATTCGCAAAGCAGGCCGATGCCGAGATAAAGCGCCGTGCTGAAGCGGCAGAGATAATCAGCACCATCAAATACGATGCAAACAGAGACTAGCCTTGTATGGCATCGTACCGGGCTTATCACGCTCCGCTGCGAACCGTACCTAGTTATCAAGTACCCTGGGCCACGCTATACAGCCCTACACGGCCCGCAATGCTCGCGGGAGATACTCGGGCAAGGGCTTGAGACTGCGGCCGCTGCAAAGGCTATATGCGAGGCGCACCATGCGATACAGTTGCCACAATAAACCCCGCGCTCATGGATACTGGGTCCGCGATATGGATTATTCCGGCTATCCGACTATCCCGCCCGTCCCTATATGGCGGTGGATACCTGACAGGATGTCGCAAGGGTGCGCCTATGATTTGCCTGCAACCGATCCCAGATGCGAAGGTTGCCGGAATCCAGAACAAAAAAATCCCGGAGCGCCTTAAACGGTTCCGGGAGAAGGCTAGGCGCGATGCCTAGCAGGGGGATTCAGTTACTATATCAGACTTCGCGGCCCTGTCGACGCGGGCCGGCGTGTATCAATCCACCAGAACGGGACACGATTGCCCATTGCGTACAGTGCGGCCTTCCACCAGGCGATTGATTGGTGCGTGTAGCGGGTCATCGTTAGCCCCTTGTCAGGATGATAATGATTAACGCGACGAGTGCGGCGATGGCATGCATCATGCCGTTGCCTGTTCTTTCACTTCAGGCCCGGTAAGCTGAGAATGCCAAAATGAATCAGGATCGGTAGACACTTCCCCACGCATCGGCATGATAACCGCCAGATAATCCCCGGCAACCAGGACGGCGCAATTATCCCCGCCGTGCTTCAATGCCATATAGCAGTTTTTGCTTTCCATGTAATCACGATATCCCTGCAAAGCATCGGTTACATAATCCTGATTGATGCAGGAATACTCTCCCGATACGGATTGAGGGATAACGCGAGAATAATCCGGGAATCGGCCATCAATCAGCTTTGCAATTGATTCCGTTCCATCGGGAAGGTTTACGGATGCCTTGCCATCGGCAAAGGTAAAGACCGCCTCTTTCCGCTTGTCGTGTTTCGGTGCCTTGCACTTGATGATTGTCTTTACCAGCGTGTCCGGCAAAAGGTATTGAACGGGCGCGCAATGCTCCCCTTCAGGATGATTAACGCGAACGATATGCAAGCGATTCCCGTCAGTGGCAATGATTCGAGTCTGAATCCCGTTATGCTCAATGCAGATTGAATTCAGATAGTAGCGAATATTATTGATCGCCATTGCGTGCGATACGGCTTTGATGTCTTTAATGCTGAGAGTGATTTTCATGATTAACCCCTAAGTTATGCGCCGATCTTGGCGCTATTCAATGCTAACCGCGCATCCTATAGCCCTGCACGCAAGGCTATAAGCTGGCGGTTAAACTGGCCGTAGTTCCTTCTCTAATCGGGCTTCGTTTTTCGCGTAGCAGTTGGGGTGCCAAGACTTCGGGAAATCAATCCCAAGCCGTTCCATGTAAATCGGTGGAACTGTTCGCACTGCTTCCCCTTTGATAACCTTTCCGCAAGCGTAGCAGCATGTAATCGGTTCGCGTTTCATGGTCAAATCCCATCATTCATTGATCGAAGCCGATTAATCTCGATCTGCGCGTATTTCTTGGCAGTCGCAACTGTCGCAACCTGCGGCCCATAAAGCACCTTTACGTTTCCGCTATAGCTCGACTTGATTGCCGGGAGATAGTTGCTTCCACTCTTGACGTAGGTCGCCTTCATGGTCAAATCCTCCAAATAGCGATTAGTGGCAACAGGACATAGCGCGGGCGATTCAAGCTAAAGCAAATCCGCAGCTTGCCAAGGTCAATGCGGCCCTCGATTCCGGTGATGGTGCGATCGATTGTCATGGCGCGCCCCTTCAGAATGCGGAACAGTAGAGAATCTGTCCATTGCAATCCTCGTCAATAACGGACGTATGGTCATTCAAGTATTCCAGCACGGCATCCCGCGCCTCGTCGTCGTCCATATCGGCGATGTCGATATCGTAGTTGCTGGCGATGTCGGCGACGGAATCGACGGAGTAATCGCAGCAAAGCGCGATAACATCAAGCTCAATTTCCTCGCCGGTATCATCCTCGAATTGCTCCAGGTAATCGAACAGCGACACAAGCGCATCGTATCCGAATTGCTCATAACGGTTGCAACGGTGGAATGCGTCGATGAACTCGGATTGGTTGATAGTTGTTTTCATTTCGTACCCCTTACTTATAGTGCCTGTAGCCGGCTGGATTAAACGCTACTCCAATGCCCGAAGGCATTAGGCTAGGGTTTAAGACTGACAATGCTTGCACCAAAGCGGCCGGAATTTAGGCCCATGTTGAGCATGCTCGGCAAGGTCATACAGGTTTTTGTAAGTATCGTGCAGGCGATTCAGCCTTTTGTAAGCGCGAATCCATACGGCTTTCGATTCAGCATTGCCCCAGTTGTGACACATTAGGTCTGCGCCATCTGTTTCAGGATGAGCGATACGGGCAAACCTGCGCGCATTGGCGAATATTTTAAGGCTGATTGCCCTTTGCTGATCGTAAATCTGTCTAGTAGTTTTCATTTTGTGCCCCTTGTATCTTGTCTCGCGGTATCCGTCCGCGCCCGGTCAAGCCCTACTGGAAAGCGCCCGAGAGAGGCGCTGGCCGCTAGGGTTTATGCTATAGCGCCAATTTCCTGCGCGTATTCATAAGCCGACTGTTTCCAATCGCGCGGATTCAGGAAACCATCTTCCACCAATTCCGCGACGGTTTCGTCCCAGACTTCGAATACAGTTTCATCAGTAGCAACAACGCGAAGCTCTACACAGGCCCGATCACGTTCAAACCATGTGTGCAATTCAAGATCGCCCATTGTGTATGCCTTTGCTACTGGAGCACTTCCGTTAAATCTGTCCATGTTATTTCCCCTGTTCAATGCTGCGTTATTGGATGCCACAATCACAGATTACATCCATCGCTAACGATTGTCAAGCTTTAATTGAACAGTCTATATTAGAGAATGCTTAAATGTTGCGGTTTGTTGTAAGCAACAAAGCTCAACACAAGAGGCAATGTTGTAGTTTGTTGTAGCTCACTTGCCATTTGTTGATCCGTGTTGCATGTGCACGCGCCTAAGTAAACTGCTTTCAAATTCTCTCTTTTTTACTCAATTCCAGCATGTAGGGCCTTCCTTGCAACATTCTCAACAAATGGACGTTTTTGCTCAACAAACTACAACAAATAGATGGAGCATTGCGCGCCTTACCTTTCATCCTGCAGGCGGTTTGTCCTGGGCGCGCTATGCCCCTTCCCGTGGATTGCCGGCGATGCCCGAGCGCGTCCTAGGCCGATCTGGGGCGACTGCGGCGGATTGTTGCGCGTGACCTACATGGTTAGATGCGTCCTGTCGTCGATCGTGGTCGCGGGTCAGTGTCGGCCTGCATGTTGATAGTGCGATGCCCTGCTGCTACCTGGGCGCATGGTGCGATGCCTATGCCAGGCCAGCATGTAGGTGGATACCCGCATGGATACCTGCTAACCATGCGATGCGTGCAGGCCATAGAGCGCAAGCTGCCAGGGCGAGCGCGTGGGTTGTGGAGATTTTGCTCGCAGGGGAAGGC